GGTTTAATCCACGTGATTTAAACCCTGCTGGAAGGTTAGAAAGCGTACCTGCGTCTATTAATTGACGTAAAATTGCGGTAACTGACTTAGTTAAGCCGCCCATCATGTGAATTAAGCCAAAACCGTAAAAACCGAGTCCTGGAAGGAACTTATAATGAGTAAAATACTCAATTTTCTTCCTCATAGGGTCATTTTCTTTATAATTTTGCCTAATTGACAAAATTTCGTTATTATCTTTACAAATAGTAACGATATACGGCAATGCTAACCCTGTTTCTTCACCATTTTCGTCTAAATCTTGATATCCGTCTAAATCTAGGTCAACATGCATCTCTAATAACGTGAATTCTTCGTCAGAAACAGTTCTAGTAAGTCCTTGAAGCTCATCCATCTTATCTTCTACATCAGACATCTCTGTTTCACTCCCTGGAGGAGCCATATCGGTATCTCTATAAAATCCCGACAGTTGTAATTTACGTAATTCGTTTTCTGTCATATGAATTACGTGAGTAATTCTAGGAGAAGTTAATAAATCTACCGCGTAATACGGAACAACTAAGTCTTCTGACTTAACAAAACGTGCTGTAGCCCTTCCTAATGAAGGGTCGTAGTAAACTTTTTTAAATGCAGAGCCTGATAACGGTAAATAAAACAATAACTGGTCCATTTCTGGGTCATATTCTTCCATTTTATAAGTTATTTGATAATTCATGAAATTTTTAACACGATTTGCTTTTTCTATTTTAGCATTATCAGTCATTCCTAAAACTTCTGTATCTACAGGTCCTCCTGCAGGTAACATTTCTTTATATGCTTGTGCTTGAAACTGAGTTACAGCTTCTGCGAGTATCGGATGATGAACTCCTGAGGCTCCAACAAAAGGTTGCGACCTAGAATCTGCGTTAATACCTAATAAATCTAACCCTTCGGTGTAAGTAGAAAACCAATCGGAACGTGAGTCTACGTCATCTTCGTAAGAACCTACTAATTCGGTTGCTATTGTGTTTAGTTCTCGCTCATCTAAACTCTCTGCTAAGTTTTCACCAAATTTAGAAGGTTGTTCATCTTCCATTTCGCTGCCCTTAATTATAGAGCCGTCTGGTTGAACAAAAAGTTCTGTTTCTTCTTCAGGCTGTTGCATAATTTCTAGCTCAATCGCCTCTTGAGAATCAGGAACAGCTGCCAACGGTTGTTTTTCAATAGCCATAGTTATACATCATAGTATGATTTGAATTAATAATAAACCCTTTCCCTATGAAACGGTTCTTCTTCTTCAAAATAATCACTTGTTAATTGTAAAAATCCACCTTCCCTAAACCTAGCTAATGCTAAAGTAGTTGCGTCAACTAAGTCATCATTTTCTCCACCAGGAAAATCAGAAACTTCTTCCATAAGTTCTTCACCGAATCTATTATCAGGCACCCAAACTCTTCCATCTTGAAAAATAGGGGATACCGAATTTAGTCTTGCAATTTTATCTTGTCCTTTTCCTGGACTAAATGTATTTACGGGAATTCCTACTCTACGTAATTCTTGTACTAATGGGATACCACTAGCTTTAGCTTCAATAATTACTACGTCAGGGTCCCAATAATCATACATACGTAACGCTTCCGCTTTTAATTCAGGAAAATCGAAACGTTCTTTTATACAATCTATTAAAATTAAATGAGCTTCGTTACCGTGATATATTTCTTCACCTATTTTTCCCTCAGGATAAAAAACTCCCCAAGTTGTTATAGCGGTAAAGTCAGCTCTTTCTGATTTTAAAAACGCTGTATCGTAACTTTGTATTAAATAATCGCATTTAGGTGGTTTATTTTCTTCCCAAATATTAAACCATTCTTTAGGGATAATCGATATACCTTCCCCTGTAGGTCTTTGCATATATTGTGCCGCCCATTTTCCAGGACTAACCGAAGCTTTAATACTTTCTAATTCTTCTAACTTCCAAAAATTTTCCCAAAGAGGAGTACCACTTGGTAATATTGCAGGAAACTCTATAACTTCCCACTGGTCTGCTCCTTCGTTTTGTGCCATTTTCTTAATTAACCGACCCGTTAAATCTTTTTTATTCCAACGGGTCATAACTATAACGATTGCACCTCCAGGCTGTAGCCTCTGACGTGGACCTGCCATAAACCATTCATAAGCTTCTTCCATCGCTTTATCAGACATAGCGTCTTGTTCAGAATGCGGGTCATCAATAATAAACAAATCCGCTCCTCTACCTGCTAATGCACCACCAATACCTGCCGCGTAATATTCGCCGCCTTTATTAGTTAACCATTTACCCGCAGAACGGCTATCTGCTTTTAGTTCTGTTTCAGGAAATAGCTCTTTATATTCTTCACCGTCAATTAAATCCCTAACTTTTCTACCGAAGTTAACTGCAAGGTCAGCGGTGTGGGTTGCTTCTATTATTTTTAATTTAGGGTTTTTACCTAATAAGTATGCAGGGAACAAATGTGATGCAAACTCAGACTTTGTATGTCTAGGAGGCATATTAATAATTAAACGTTTTAATTTACCCGTAGCGATATCATCAAAAGCTTTCGCCATTTTTACGTGATGGTCGCCGTTAATAAATTCTTTCCATATAGATTTAACAAAATCCATAAAGGTGCTTGTGGCTTTTTCTTGAAACTCTCGTTTTTCTAATTCTTCTAATAGAACAGTAAACTCTTTAGCTTCTGCCTTAGTTAAATGTGTTAGGTCTATGTTTTTTAAAGACTTTAACTTGTCTGCGTTAGATGTCATTTATTTCATTTGGTTTCTAGCGAGTTCTCTTATTAAATCGTCTACCACATCAGGGGAAACGTTTTCGAATAGTTTTAAATTATTTGCAGGGTCTAAAGATATATAAGTATCGCTTTCACCTTTAAATCCTCTAGGAGGGAATCTTAATGCGTCGTAGCCTTCGTCTTGGAAAATTTTTGTTGTTCCTTTATCAATCGATGATGGAGTTTTATTAGCACTATCTCGTATATTGCCTCTAATTCTTTCTATATCAAAATCTCGTTGATTCGCACCGCCTGTACGGCTTGGTCTACCACCACGCATTTCTATATTAGTTAATATTTCATCTATCCTAGATGGCATATTATCTACGTCTAAAACTTTATTAAATTGAGGTTTATATATTTCAAAACCTTCTTTACTAAAGTTAGGTAATCTTGTATCTAAAGCATCAGCGGCTAAATACTTTGGTTTATTTGGTAACGAAGCTATTCCTCTTTCACCACGAAACACAAACGGTGTTCCTGCTTCTTCGTTCCTGCGAATTTGTGTAGCTATTTCATCAACAGACATAGGTTTTCTACCTGTTTTCTTTGTAGCGTCTGCTAATTCTTTTATCGGTTGTTTTTTACCAAACGTTGTAGGGTCTTTTACAAACCCTTCATATTGCTCTTTTATTCTTAAATCTTCTGCCTCTGTTTTATTGATTTGGTCTAGTTCTTGTTTAAGAGAATTTCGAACAGTTTCATTACCTTTTAATATCGGGTCTTCGTCAAAAGTTTTAAGAGTTTGTTGTATTTCTTTTCGTCTAGCTATCATAAAAGGAGTTAAAGCTAGTTTTGCACCCCCTGCTCCCAGATAGTCTAAATAAGATAACGCTTCACCCATAGTATCTCCTTTACGTCTAGCTAGTTCAGTAGATATTCCTGGAATAAACTCGGCTACGCCTGATACAAGATTTTGTATAGGGTCTTCAGTATTTAATGGTTGGTTTATATAATTATAAATTCTATCCATCAATGGTGAGGTTGACGGAGGGATAGGTGATATTGTGCCAATGTCTCCGCCATTTGAAAAATTTTTAGCAAATCGAAAGCCTAACGAGTCGTTTTTAGGGTTTATGTAAAAACTTAATCCGTCTTCATCCCCTAATCGATATTCTAAACCTTTTTTAGAAACGGGAGCCCCTATTCGTTTTAAAACAGAATTAGTTAATTTTTCTTCTAATAAATCTGAATCTAGTTCTTGTAAATCTAGGTTTAATGATTTTAATAAATCGAAGTAAGAGTCTTCTTCTATTTTTAAATTACCCTTATCCATTTGCTAAGTATATGCTAACTAACGGTAGTTTGCAAAGTAAAACGTTAAAATAAAGTAAATGAGTTAACCTTAGGGTCGGTGTCCTTGGTCCGCGAATTATTTTTCGTCGTTATCGTATTCCCTATAATACTCAACTATAGACAGGATATCTTTAGTATACCGTGTTATTTCAGCCATGTTCATCGATAAGTTTTCGTATTGAGGGGTGGTTAACGCATAATACGCAACAGCAGGAGCTTTACCTTCTTGTACTAACTTTAAATATTCTTCCATGATTTCTGGAGTAAGGACTTTCCATTCAACACCAACGGCTTGAATCTCCATGGGAAGCGGTGGGTGGTACATGGGTGCAGGTAACGCAATAGTATTTACTTCAACAGGTTTAGTTGGCAATAGGGAACAACTTGTTC